CGCGTTGATATCATTGTCAGCTGTTGAAGTTCTACCTTGAGATTTCATTAATCTCTCAGCGTTAAACTGATTTTCCGAAGGAACAATCATTTTAACTCCTCTTGCTGCAATTTTCAAACCTCTTTCATCTGTCAATTTAGCAATGTCAATAAGAGATTGCTCTAATGAAGTTTCATTAAGGTCCGCCTGTGTAGTCAACGTATTTGAAACAGTTCCCGCTATTGTTGGGTGGTTTGTTGCAAACAATGAAGAACCATCACCAGATGTGAAAGTTCCCACTGAAGGTAAACCATTTAATAATGGGTCAACTGCTTTTATTTGTTTAGTATTTGCCATGGATCTAGCTAATGCTTTTGTATATCTAGACGCAAGTCTGTCATACAAGTTATCCTCGATCGCTTCTTCAGTGATCGCGAATGCTAGCGCAACAGTTTCCATAGTGTATCTAGCTGTGTAAGTTTCTTGAGCATTGTCAAAAACTACGCCAGAACCTTCTGGTTTAACTGATGCATTTGCAAAACCAGATAACATAACTTCTTCTTCGAACGCTCTGTCTGAAGTTTCTGTTACGTATATCTCAGCATGCTGATTCTCATAACGTTTATATTCCAAGCCGAACAGTGCGTTCAAACCTGGCTCTAGTTCTTTAACTAGTTGTCCTCTTGATATAGCCATAATTTAATCTCCTATTCTGCTATTATATGCCGTTATTTTTAGCATTGTATAAGTGCTCGTTGATCATAACAACAAAGTTAACGTGACCACTTGCGTGAGTCAGGTTGTTGTTGTCAACATCATTCGATACACCGGTTACTTTTATTTGAGCCGTACCAGTAGTAGCTGTGCTATGTTTTAGTTCCGATTTTGAAACAAAATTAGCAGAGTCTCCTGCCGTTACTTCGATGTCAAAATTCATGAACACATCTGTCTGCCCGTGAGCAGTAGTTTTGTTCGATTGAATCTCGAATCTTTCGTACGGATCATCCGCTACGAATGCAGAAATATCACTTGCATTTACTTGCGAGTAATGGTTTGCAAACGTAGGCTTGCTTGTTGTTGGGTCAGTATAAAAGACACCATTGAGTGAACCTACAAGAAAAGCCTCAGATTCTGCAGCTTGGTGAATTGTACCTGCTGCTGTCGCTGAAACCGCGTCTTGAAAGAAGATCGTAGTAGTATCATTTGCTGAGATACTATACTCACTTAAACCCTGGTTGTCTCTATTCTGTCCGACTTTACCAATTGGTCTTAGACCAAAGGCACTATCTTTATTTGCTCTAGCCATAGAGTCCTCCTATTATGAACCTGCCCTTGCGGGCCTCCAGTTCGGGTTAATTGTTCTTCGATGGTTTGTGAATTCCTAATTAGGATTTCTTTGAGCCACCAAAAGTAACACGCGATTGCCTGTCGATATCGATAGGCATGCTTGGGTGCTCTTCCTTCATAAGATCGTTATCTGCTGCCTCTATTTTCTCTTTATGCTGTGAAGCATAATAGTCTTGTCTAGATTGCGCGATCTCTTCTGGTACCCTAGCGAGCACTAGGCCGCCAACACCGATTACTCCCTTGTATTTGCCGTCTTCCACAACTGGGTAATCACTTTCAGGATATTCATCAGATCTAACTAATTCATATCCTGATCTCACTCTTCCAGCGATATTTTTTGTATCCTGAAAACCGAGAGACTCAGCTCTTAACCACCTATGTCTATAACCTGTAGGCGCAGGGGGTGCATCTAATGCTGATGGTGGAGTCCAAACTTTTTTTCGAGTTGTTTTTTCTCTAGTTTGACTCGCACGGGAAGTTTTTTTATCTGTACTCATATGCTTATACCTCCTTCGTGATATTTAATTGTTTCGCATATTCTTCAAGTGGCACACCTAATTTTTTAGCGATAGCTACCTGTGATGATGTGAGTCTCACAGTTTTGCGACCAGTCTTGGTACTTCGCTTCGCTGAAGCTACTGTCTGCACCGGAGCAGGTCGTTCTTTTTCTCCTGTATCGTTATTATTAGCAAACTTATGCGGAAATTCAAGTCTTATTCTTTTATCAACTTCAGCATAATATTCGTCACTTGCGGGGTCAAAGCCCTCTTTTTCAGTTAAATCCTTATGGATATCAAACGCTGTATAAGTCATCGCAGTGTCTTGACCAAACCATGTGTTTTTGTCTGCCCATGCTTCAGCCCTAGGATCTGGACTACCTTTTAAAGACGCTTGTCTTTCTAGATTTACCTGAGGTTGTTTAGCTGCTTGTTCTTTCTTGGCTAAATTTGCTTCATGAGCTGCTTTTGTTTCAGCTAATTTTGCTTTTTTGTAACCAAGTTCAGATATTTGAGCTAAAGCTTCTGACTCAGCTTTTAAGTCATTCGCTTCTCTTGCCGAAGCTAATTTAGCTTGGGCAGCTGTCATACCTGCTTCAATACTATCTCCTGTTGCAGACAAATAACCTGGTTCAAGTTTTGCGACTTTAGCATCTAATTTTTTCTTATCTGCTTGAATAGACTCAGCATATTTAATTGCTTCATCTTTTTGTCTCTCCGCTTCTCTCCATTTTTTTGTTAGCTTAGCTATTCTTTTCTGAACTGAATCTGAGTATTGCTCTAATTCTTTATCTTCTTTCTTAGTCTCACTTTTTTCATTTTCATAAGACATGTCTGTCCCATGATCTTTTTCTTTCTCATAAGTCCTCTTGTCATCTTCAACAACAGGTCTGACAGTTGGATCCTCTTTTACTTCTGGCTCTTCAATTTCTGCTGGATCTTTTGTTTCTTCAAGATCAACATCCATTGCAGGGCCTGAGGTATCAATATCAACTGTTTTTTTCTCTTCGTCTGGCATAGTTTTCTCCTATCTATGATTAGTATTGATGAAGTATATCTTCGGGGTTATCTATAGTAGCTAACACTTCATCGTCATTCAGCAAACGTACTTCACCCCCGTCAATTTGAATTCTTGATCCTGCATAACGTGCAAAGATTACCCAATCGCCTTTTTTGCACCAAGGACCTTCTGGAAATTTTTCTTTATCACCATAACAATCTGGACCCATTGCTAAAACAAGACCACATGTTGAACCAACTTGTTGTCTTTCTAAAGTATCTTGTCCAAGATATAAACCACCTTTGGTTTTTTCATTCATCTTAAATGGGAGAATTAACATTCTCCAACCGGTAGGTGCAGGTAATTTTGAAGCCTCTTTAGTTTTTAAACGTTCATAACCGTCAACTTCCTCTTGACGTTTTTTTTCAGATTCTTCTTTGTATTTTTCTGCTAATGCGTATTTAATTTTTGGTGTCGAGTTTGATGACTGTGCCTTTTTCATTTTTTTGCTCCTTTTCATTTAGCAGGTTAGAGATATCCTGAGATATTTTTAAGTAAGCATGTGCTTGTCCTATCATATACTTATATTTCTCCATGTTGTCAATAGTTCCAGAAATCATGGCGTCTGCGATCTGTTGGTACTGTTCTTTAAGTTCTTTTTGTATTTTATATACTATGGTTAGTTCATCCACTAAAGCCTCCTTTGGGTTGTGTATTAAATGATATTACGATTCTATTAGTGTTGTCTTTTTGAACATCTACAAAATGTAAAATATGTGAAGGGAATAATATTAAATCGTTTTTGTTAAATTTAGTTGAATAACAACCAGCTCCCACAGGACTAATAAAATTAGTTCCCTCTTGTGTATCTCCATCAATATAAATAATACCACTGTACTCGGAAAGATAGTGAGCATGAGGAGCATGACGATCTCCTTTTCTATATAGTTGAGCCCAATTATTGTCTAAAACTAAATTTAAAGACTCAATAACTTTAATCACTTTATTTCTTAAATTCTTTAATAGTGGTAAATTTAAAACGTTTACTTTTTTATAAGTAGTGGTTTGATCAGCATCAACAGAATTTTTAAAATTATTTACAAACAATTTAATTTGTTCAGTTTCTTTTTCTGAAATATTTAAATTAATTTTATAAAAAGATTTAAAAGGCCAGTATTTATGTTTTTCTAGCTCTCCTAATTGCATCTTTGCCTTTTCTAAATATAGCAGCGACTTTTGATTTACCCATTACTTTGGCACGCTGTTCTCCAACCGTAAGGATTTGTATTTTTCTAGCAAAAGGTTTAGATACTTTTTTAACTTTTGCAACAGTTTTTCTTGCATCTGTTGGTGTGGCAAACTTTATACCAACTGTATCTCTAGGATTTTCATCAGTATATAATCTTCTTCCAGAGCCTTTTGGTTTTTTACCTGTTCCTTTTTTAGGATCTCTTGACATATTTTTCTCTCCAGTATTTAGCTCTTTCTAATCTTCTAATTCTTAAATCTAATTTGTCTATACCAAATATTTTTTTAATAAAATCTATTAACATTTCCATCTTCTACGAGCTTGTCTTAATCTTGAATTAGGATCTTTTGCAGCTTTAGGAAACTTCTTCATTTGACCTGCACTTCTCGCACAAAATGAT